TTAATCGTTACAGTCGCGCCTTTATCGTCAGACTCCATCTTCAAGTCCTCAAGCTCTTTTGTTTTGCGAGCCAAGGCCAACATGAGCTGGGGGCTAACGCTGGGCTTTCCCAATATGACGTTGATTTGGGAGAGTGCTTCGGTATACGGAATCCCAAGCTCCTGCCCTTTCATCATTATCATCAAGCACTTTTCAGGCGTATTGATTGCTTGCGGGAGAAACCCCGACTTAACTAAAACGTCGGCCTTCTGCCGCATGACATCCCACTCACTTTCGGCTGGCAATGCCGGGATAAATGCTCCTGGTTTTGCTTTCAAGTCTATTTCAGTTGTCATTTGTTCTCCTATTGCATCCTCTTAGTCGCCAGATCCAGGCGTTCCAGGTCAACGTCCTTGGTCATGTAGCAGTAATATTTCTTGAGCATCTTGATCTGCCCTACAGAGAGCCCTTCAATCAGGACTCCTTCTATCTCCGGGTCAAAGTAGATTTCGGGGTTGGGGGTCATTTCAGTTCTGCGAGTCTTCCCATTTATGAATCTTCTCAATCGTTGTTAAAGCCACGACTTCTGGGTGCTGTTCTTCCCAGGCATCATTAACCCAAACGTGCTTACGCTCATATTCCTGCCAGAGGAATTGGAGATGTTCCGTCTCCTGCTCCGGGATCGGTTCTGGGTGCAGATTGAACATTTGGCATATTTCGTAGCCCTGCAAGTATCTCCCCTGCGGAAGCGACTTTTCCAAGGCTCGTAGTCCTTTCCGTTCGTCTGCGTTCAGCAACCTGTTCGTCAATGCTCTTGCTACCATGGGATGCATAGGGTTTACTCTCCTGGTGCTTTCTCTTCCAAGTCCGAACTGCCGCTTTCCAGTCCTTCATTGGGGTACTGCCAACCTTCCATCCCTTAGACTCGTAGAAGTCGCAGAACGCCGCGCCATCTAATCGAAACGACAAACTACGGGCATAGGTCGTTGCCTCTTCCGCCGTTGGCTTTATGAAGCGAAGCGAAACCTGTTCCTTTGTGCCGCTAGGCACATAAGAAGTTGTTTTTTCTTCCCTTCTTAACGTCTTTACTTCTTCTAACGGTGCCCCTTGTGTGCCCGTCTCGTGCCCATCTTGTGCCCGTTCTTTAATTGATAAATTGAATTGATCGTAATTTAAGATGCAAATATCGTGCCTTCTTTGTGCCCGATTTACTGAAATTAGATTGAATTTTTCAAGGCGTCTTAGCCCGTTTCGGACTGTTTTAAGACCAAGGTTTGTGCGCTCAGAAAGACCTTCCAGGCTATCGAAAAGCCATCCCTTTTTGCATGCCATTGTGTCTTTGAATGATGCGCGGCGAATCAGATGATGAAACAGTTTGAAGTCATCACCGGCTAGAAGTGTTTCGATGTTTTCCGCTAAGTCTCTAGGCATTGGATAGAACCCGATCATTAGAAAAAAGAAGTGCCCTCAGAGCTAGGAAGATCTGGTGAGAGCAACCTAGGTGAGGGCAATAAAAAAGACCGTCCGCGATTAGTCGCGTCGGTCGTGTAAAGAAGTTCCATTCGCTCTCACCATTTGCAAGCATTATTGGATTCCTTTACAAACAATGCAAGAACTATTTTTCATCGGCAAGTCCCTGGCTCTATCCCCGTACATCCCAGGGAATTAGGAAGAGGGTAGGTGGCGCACCCCGCGAGACTAGCTAAGAGAATTGAAGCGAGCATGTATTTCATTTAGATAAGCCTCATTTGTCCGTCGGTTTGTGGGGTGAAAGCGGTGTAAGTATTGTCGCTAGGGGTTTTGCCTTTCGTGAAGATGATGTGCCAGCCTTTTTTTCTAAGGTCAGCCATACGGGAAACGCTCTTGTATCCGATGCCTGATGGGTGACTTAGTAAGTATCCCAAGGTTAAGCGATATCCATTTAGCCGGAACATTTCTTTTAGTTGGTCGGTCTGGGTCATGCGAACCTCTTTTGCTTGAGGCCGCAATCAGCGCATTTACGGGTCTTCATTAAGGCGGTGTGTTCGCCGGAATCTTCTAATTCTTGTGGAGCCCATTTAGACCAGTTGTGGTGGTTGTAGAAGCAGATTTCTTCTGGTACTGGTTTCCTTAGTTTGCTGATGATCCGTTCGAGGAGTTTCATCGCTTTTTCTTCCCGCGTTCAACGCCTTCATAGAACATGAAGTACCGCTTCTCATTGATTTGGGCTTCTTTGATCGCCTTGCGTAATTCGCGCTTAGTGACAGTAAAACTCTCAGGGTCTAAGCGTTCAAGGAGCATCAGGGCAATGATGGATTGCTCAAGGAGGTTGCCTAGCGCGCTTTTCATGAGTCAAGCTTCCTGAGCCAGCGATTAAGCTCGGCCTCTAACCAGGAGCCTGACTGTCGGCGCATATTGGCTCTGGCCTTAGCATCCTCGAAATGGTCGATCTGCGCTTCGATGGATTCCAGCTCCTCGGCATAATGCTGGACCCGTAGCGCGGCCTGATCGGCTTTGAAAATCATCTCGTCTTTTAGCGCGTAGAGTTGCGCTAGTTTGATTTCGATGGTTGGGCGGTCCGGGTCAGGCTTCATGCTGGAACTATAGAGTTGGTTTAAGGTCACGGTTTTTCCTCCAGTTTTCGTAATGCTTTGCGCGAGTATGGTCCTCTGATTCACAATCCGGACATCCGGCCATTTCATAAATTACATGGAGCCCGATTTCTCGATCCCCTTCCATTGTTTTGATAGCGGTTTCACAAGAACGCCACAAAAGACGGTGCGTTTTGCAATAGTGCCTATCGCACGAATCTAAAAAACAATCCATGAGATCATGGACGGCGGCGCGGTCGGTTTGTGTGATTCTCATTGCAACCCCCATTTGAACTCAGCCATCGTGTCCATGTTGGTGACTCGGACCGAATGGCCTAGTTTCGTATGGAGATAATCCGCTGATTGCACAGCGTCCATGATGTCAGCGGCCCAGGCTTCGGTTTTAGCGGTCAAGTCCTCTATTTGGTACTTATCCCCATTTGGCATAGGTTTGGCCCTCCCAGGCCTACTAGCGTTTGTTCTAGGCGGCTTCAATCTCATCTTCACAGAACGAAATACTTCCGTGCGTTTCGCATACCCACGTAGGAAGCGAAAACCCGATTTCTTTGTGCATGGGTTTATGGCAATGGGGACAACGGGCATAGTCACTCATGTTCAACGACCGCCTTCCCGTTGAACTTGGCGGCTTTGTCTAACGTTTCACGACACCATGCGGCGAGCTTCTTTCCTGATGCTAGAGCTTCCGCTTCATACGCTCCGCGCCTTTCTTGGGCTATGTCGATCCCGCCCAGCGGTACAGTAATGCTGATCCAGTTCTGCTTTTTCGTTTGCATGAATCCTCCGTTTATTAAGATATTTTATCCTAGCTTATAACAGCCTAGCTTACAAGTAGAACATATTGAATGGGTAAAAAGACGGCGTTTTCCTCGATCACGATTTGTTCCCGCCAAAACAGCTCAAGGATGGCTTGGGGGCGGTTCATTGTGTGGCCCCCTTATAGAAAGGCTCAGTGTCGGCGTGGGTCTGTCCGGCTGTAGTGATGTCCTCAGCATGAAGCAAGGCATAGTCTAGGCATATCCACCAGGCAACGAGGATGAGGATGGCGATTAGTTTTCTAAGCATTAGATGGCCTCCTTGATATTGCTAACCATGCGTTGAGCATCCTGCTTGGCATCCTCTAGGCTGATCCTGTGAACGGGGAAGTACTCCCGATAAAGCTTCTCATACCCTCCGACATTGCGAACCTCGATCCATCCTTGCCATGTTGGCTGATCGAACCGATACATTTTTTTAGCTCCGGTCTTGATCATGTTAGGCCACCTCTTGGGTTAGTCGGCGTAAGGTCCGTTTAATCTCAATAGCGACTTGAGCGTTAGCCTGTGATACCTGATCCCCACGAAGTCCCTTCCGTAGAAGTTCATATTTTTCTAGGTCAAGCTTTAATGATTCGATCATGGCTTCATTTATTCGATCCGCTTCATTCATTTTTATTTCTCCTAGTGAATTCGTTAGTAGATTAGTAGGTCGGCTTTTCATCGTCTGATCCTCCCGTTGGTTAGTGGCTTTCATGAGTCAAGGATAGCAGGAGCAGGATAATATGTCAAGTTATTTTATAAGGTGATATAAATATGAATCAAAGGGCCTATAATGGGTTGAAATGATCGACGGAGGGTCTGATAATGATATGATAGTGACCAGTTAATTATCTATAAGGAAGGTGTGATAATGGTATTTGACGATAAGGCGTATTATCTGAAGAATAGAGAGATTAGATTAGCTCGTGCCAAGGCATGGAATAAAGCTAACGCGGAGCGATTACATAAGAGGCAGAGAGAGAGAATGCGGCGCTTCAAGGGGATGGTTTTTGCTCATTATGGGATGGAATGTGCTTGTTGTGGTGAGAGTGAGGAAGCCTTCTTAACCATTGACCATTTGAAGAAGAACGGGAAAGAGCATAGGAAAATGACTGGGCTCGGAACAGCGTTTTATAAATGGATTGTGGATTTTAATTATCCCGATGATCTGAGAATCTTGTGCATGAATTGTAATTACGGAGAACGTCGTCGTGAACATTGCCCCCACTTGACAAACAAACAGACGCGAGCTAACCTTGTCGAGTCTTTGCAAGAACCAGGGGATTAGCACCCGTCAGACAACTGAGCTAAAGTACAGAGGATCGTAGAGCATCCATCGAACACGAATTGCGGTGCATGGATAAACTCAGCAGATGCAAAAGCTAACCAGTCAACGAACGGGGAACCATCAACGTATAAAGACGTTGGAGGGGAACTTTTACCACTCTGCCGAAGGCTGTCGTTAAATGAATAATCTAAACTCAGACAATCCTCTAAAACACTTCTGCAAATACTCAATCGTTAGAAAGTCTTACAAAACTACAGACTATGGTTCTAATTGGATCGAACGGTGTAAATGCAAGAGGTTGGTGATTGTGGACTGCAAATACTTTAACGGAGATGCTGAATCCCCAAAGGTTAGAAAGGTTTGGATAGACCCAGAAGGAGATATTTCTAGGACTTCCGGTCAGAGTTAGCACTCAAAACCTTAATAATCACCAGGTTGATTAGAAATGAAAGCTAATTGTTGAAATCGGAAGTTATCAAGAAGTGTTATTAATCAACTCTATAATACGTACTGTATTGTATAGGACAAAGGGCCTAAGCTTATGAGACTGAGAGGCAAGAGTACCCCCACCCGGGGTAGGGTGTCTTACCCTCCCACCCATAGTGATAGTTCTGATCCTCCCCACAAATTTCACACAAATACCCGAGGTAGAGGGGTGCTTAACCTAGTAGAAACGCTTATAGAATTGGATGCGATTATTGAGGAGTACACTAAAGCTAGATGTTGTCGTAGTGAGTCGAAGAAGGCACGATAGTGCCGCCGGAGACGAACATGCCGTGTTGGTCTAAATGAAGGGGTCGTGCCTCACAACCTAGCAGTTGGTGTTGACGTTAAGAGGGTAGAGGTCTAAGGAGAAAGGTTTATGGAAAAGGTGAAACGGAAGTACACGAAGAAGGCGAAGGTTGAAGAAGTGGTTGTTGCTAAGCCCGTCGTTGAGGTGAAAGACATTCCCCCTGAAACAGGGGATTGTAAGCACACGATGGGATTTAGTCTGAGTATTGGACATGGGGGCAGTCCTAGTCTGGTGGTTCATAAGTGTAAGGGGTGCAAAGCTGTCCTTTAGGGAACTGATGCGGTTTATGTGGGACGTGATGGTTCTAAAGATGAAAGGGGCCCATGATGAACGACAGCCATCGTAAAGCCAGCGATACGAAGCGAAAGAAGGGCTTAAAAGGGCAGTACGTGTCCTGGGTCAAGAAATTGGGAATGGACGCCTTAGAACGAAGCCTGGACCGTTCTATGGCTACTCCAGCGTGGCCATGGAAGCCCGCTAAAGATCACCCCTATAGGACGTATGCGCAGAAGTTTTGGTAGCGAGCGGGGGGATTTCGGGTTGATTGCGGTAGCGATCATATTGGTGGGGTGGATCTGTGCGTTGACGATCAGGGATAAGAAAGAAGAAAAAGAGATTGACCGGGAATATATGTTGGCGAACAAATGAAGCGGGTCATTGGGTGGGGATTGTTTCTAGCGGGGATGTGGGCGTATCTGATCTGGCTTGATACGCTGAGGCTTGGTTGGGAATGATGAAGGTCTATTGCGCGCATCGCTGGAGTACTCAGTCTGAAACATGGATTGATAAAGAACCCAAGAGCATTAAGCTGTGCGCGAGATGTCCGGCGGTATGGGTGAAAGATCAGCCGGAGCCTAAAGAGTTGATTGCTTATGTGGAACGCGAGTAGAGGACTTGAAATTTAAGAAGAAGTGTGCTAAATAGCGTACCGAAGTAGAACTTTTTTACAACTAAATACGTAAATGAAGCGGGCTATAGAGGAGCCTCTATCTCTTCTATGACCCGCTTTTTTTATGGATAAAGAAACCTTCGACCTAAGCAAAGAACTTGACGAAGATTTAAAACCGATCCGATGCGGGGATGAAGTTATTTATCCGCCGTTGGTTGTCGGTGGAAAGTCTTACCGTTTCGACGCGCCTCGCATTCGGTTTATTTATGCAATGCAAAAAACAAAGGGAGACTTAGAAGATTCTTGTCGGATGTCTGGAGTAACACGATCCTTTGCGGATAAATTTATTGCTTCGCGAAAATGGCGGTCTTACCGAAACACCAAAATCGCTATCGTCAAAGCGCGGCACGGGGATTTGATTGATGAGTGGTGGCAGACCGGGATCGAAGGCATGCGTGGGTTTAAAGCCTGGTATGAAGGCCATTGCTTGATTTGTTCCGTCCTTAATGTTTTTACAGAAAATGAAGCGGAAGCCTTTCGCCAAGACGACATGACCTTTAGCGCAACCTGTAGTAATTGCATGCAATCGTTAGCGATTGAACTGAAGCGCGAAGACGTGCGCCCATCACGGGAGCAAGTGCAGTTTTGGGATGGGATTGGAAATCGGTTGGTCCCTAAAATCGAACGGGTTCAGCATGAGTTCTCTAGCGAGACGTTCAAGTTCGTCGAAGGAGATGCCGCTTGAACTATCAGCCGCCTGTCCCGCCGCCTTCCTCCGCTCTGACCCAAGGCCCAAACAAACTAAGTGACGCGCTCGACAATACGTTTAAAGCACGCATGACAATTAAGCGAATGAATTTGAAACACGGCAACGAACCGATCATGGGGAAACCTCAACCGCCTAAAGGGATGGCGACACACAAGGGGAATATTTACTAGCCCATTTGAATCTTCTACCCGCATCGCAAGCTAAAGAGAAAGTCTTCAAGATTGGCCTTCATTTAACGCCAGCCCAGAAAGAGATTGACAGGAATTTTAAACGCTTCACGATTGTTAGAGCCGGACGTAAGTTCGGTAAAACGACGTATGCCAGAAAGAAGGTGTTGGAGTGGCTTGGCCCTGCTAATTCTTGCGTATGGCTCATCTCGCCGACGTACCGCCAAGGAAAACTGATTGCCTGGTCGGATATTAAACGAACGATCCCGGCGGAAGCTCTCGCACGAAAACCCAATGATTCCGAACTTCATATTCAACTCAAGAATGGATCAGAACTTTACCTTATGGGCTCTGATGATCCTGATTCTCTACGAGGACCTAAACCCACAGCCGTAATTTTTGAGGAAGCCGCATATCACAAAGCCGACGCCTGGGAAAACATCATCCGTCCTAACCTGATGGTCCATAAAGCCCCAGCTTTGTTCATTTCCAGCCCCAACGGATTCAACTGGTTCAAAGATTTAGAGGACCGAGCCTTGGAAGACATTGAATTAAACGGCGCGGCGTCCGAATGGGCCGTCTTCCATTACAACGTGTATTCCAACCCGCATATCGACAGGGCTGAAATCGACAAGATTGCGACATCGGTCGATCCTCGTGTCTGGTCGCAGGAATACATGGCTAACTACGAATCAAGCGTGGGCCGGGTGTTCCATGAGTTCCAAGACACGCCTCGCCACATGAGGGAATTCCCTAGGCCTCAGTCGGGGGAAAAATGTTACCGAAGCATTGATTGGGGGCTTCGTGACGATACGGGAGTTCTTTGGTCGAACGTTAGGGATCGGAGACTCCATATCTACCGCGAGTACGCCGAGCATGATCTCGCGCCCCAGAACCAGGCTTTGATTGTTCGCAATATGACTCCCGCCGGAGAGAACATCTACCGCAACATCATCGGCCATGACGCGGCGCGGTCTGACGTCGAGATGAAGGGCCTTACGATCAAATGGCATTTCACGGAAGCGGGAATTATCCCTTTGTCAGTCGGTGGACGGAAGAAAGAAAACAACCGCGCCATGATTCAACAGCTTTTAGCCGAAGACCGTCTAGTCATTCATCCCGAATGTCGCAAGCTCCGCCGTCAGCTTCTCTCATACTCCTGGAAGGATACGGCGATGGAGAAGACCGAAGACGGCGGAGATGATTTAGTTGATTCGCTTCACAGTATGGTGGAGCTTCTTCAGTACGAGCTGTTCACCAAGAGTAACGAAGAACGCCAGCGTCCGATGTCAGAGATCATGGAAGCCATTGAGAAAGAACGGAGCCAACCTGTAAGGTTCAAGCTCCACAGCGAGCGCGAAGAAAGCGGGATGTCGATGAGCGGAGCCGGGGGATACCTCGAATGATGGGAGATATGCCTCCGATGGACCCTGGTGTGGCAATGCCGATGATGGCTCCTGAGCCAGTTGTATCGGCGTTCCAGGGCGATCCGATGGGGGAGATTAAAGCCAAGGTTGATTTTTGGCAGAACCGCATGGAAGGGAAGTTAAACGGGTTCAACCAGATGGCTGATTTCTGGCGTTTGCTTCGTCCTGCGCGCACAAAACAGATGGATGGGTTCTCGAACCCGCAGTTGACCGAAACAACCCGCGCGACAGAAGCGATTGCGACGTTCCTGTATCGTGCCATGACATCAGCCAACCCCAATTTTCAGCTTCTCAGCCGTAACCCAAACGTAACACAAGACGATATCTGGAAAGCCGAGCAAGTGTTGTCCTGGCAGAAAGAAGCCATGCAACACAACCGGAAGCTCCTACGAACAATTAGAAGCGGCGCGTTGTTCGGGACGATGGTCGTGGAAGCTCCTTGGGTTTCGACTCCCTATTACGAAGGGACAGACTTTGTTCCTCGGTCTTTGCTTCAAGTGGCCTTCGATCCGATGGCATGGGATATCTCGAACTCTTCTTGGTACGCCACCTTGGACATTGTGACTCCAGAATACTTACGTGATCTGGCGCGAACAATGCCGAAAGTCTGGGATGGGGAGGCGATAGAAGATGCAATCAGATCGACCAAGACACAAGACGGAACGCTCACGCCAACCATGAGAGCCCGTCTTGCCGCCGCTGGATACCAGACTTATGGAGATGGCGGAAAATACTCATCCAATCTTTGTTTTTTGGTTACTTACCACGGATCGCTTCAAGACAACCAGACCCAGAACGGGAAAGACTGGTGCGTAGCGTATGTCAACGACAACAAGATCGTGCGCGGGCATGAGTCGGCTTATAGACGCAAGCCATTCGTTTTTTCGCATCTAAACGAATTTGAATTAGAGCCTTATGGTTACGGCATCGGGAATGTGGCACAGGCCATGCAACCAGAGATGAACCAGAACCGTGGACGGATGCACGATACGGCGACGTTCTCGCTATTCAACATGTGGATAGCAGATAGGTCTTCCAACATAAAAACCAGCCAGCTCAAAGTTCGCCCGTGGGGTGTTGTGGAAGTAGAAGGCGGAACGAAGGGGCTTGAGCCGATACGTCCCCAATTAGAAGGCATTAACTTCGGCCTTTTAATTGAAAAGATGATGAAGGAGGAATTCCGTGCAACAACGGGAGCGACAGATAATTTACAAGCGATTGTTACGGAGGCGTCTGCAACAGAGGCTTCCATTGCCCAGACTGAAGCGGTCAGGCGGCTTTCTGTCATGGCTGAGAACGCTTCTGAAGGGCTAGTCCGACACCACACCGAACTGATGCATGAGAACAATCTCCAGTTCCTTGACCAAATCTTCTGGATCGGGGCGACGGGTGATCGTGGGCCAGAACGTGTATTCCCGATGGATCTTCCCACCGATTGCACGGTCCAGACGAAGATTGTCACTGACAAAGATTTCCGTCCCCAGCGCAACAAAGACATCATGCAGTTCATCCAAATTGCCACCTCTATTCGCAATCAACTCACGCCTGGGTCGATCAATCTTATTTTGCCTTTCGTTCAAGAACTGGCGCGTGGCGTACAGATCGACCCCAAATTAGTTGTTCAAGCTTTGCTGGGAATGGCCCAAGAACCCGGCGTTCCAGGATCGACCCCTCCAGGGACGCCGCCTTCGGGGGCCGAACCAGCGATGGATCAGGTAGGTGGTCAGATGGATGCGATGAGTCGTGTCCGTTCGATGGCTGGAGAACTCGGAGCCGCCGCGAGAACAGGGGATACAGCGACCGTATGAGCAACGAATACGAAGATTACATGGCGTTAAAAAGGCTCAAATCGAGCCCGGACTTTCAGGTGCTACAGGCTCTTTGGGCGAAACAAGGAGCCAAGATAATTGATGCGGTTAAGTCTGCCGCTTCTCGTGGGTCTGAAACGGCATGGAGATATAGGGCTGGAGAGATGTCTGGGTTTGAAACAGCCGTGACGCTGATTGAACGGGCTCTTATTCAAGCAGAGCTAGAAGTCGACAACCGAAACGCCGACATCGATGTCGATGCGCGTCTAAACGACATCAAGGAGAAAAACAAGTGAAGAAAATCGTTTTGTTGTTAGGTCTTTTAGGTTTATGGACATCCTCGGCTAAAGCGGTGGATGTATGGCAATCGTCTAGCACTAAGGCGACGGTGGGCGTTCTTACGCCGCTTTGTGCGGGGCCCACGAGTTATGCGAAGCGGGCCTTTTTGCATGGAGTTTGCACGGACTTTGCGGTGGCTTCCGCCAGCATGACAGTCTGGAATTCGTCGTGGACGCAGGTCGGGAATTCAAAATTTATAGAAACGATTGATGCGGCGACTAACACCTGTCGGTACTACGACACCGACTTCCCTAACGGGCTGTCGTTTCTGAAAAATAATGCCGCTGGCGTGACGATCCTTTTCCGATGTCAGTAGAAGTGAAAATCGGGCCTACGGGCCTTTGCGTGGAGGGAATCCCCCGATGAGTGATTCCATAACGTCCGGGACCGTTGATGCTCCTATCAACGATCAACCGGGAACAGCCGAAACTAAAGAAACTCCTGCTTCGACAGGCACAGGGCCCGCTGACCCTGGAAGTGGTGACACATCGAAGACTAACGGCAATGTCGCTGAAGAGGGCCGAACCCTCCCTGATGATGAAGCCGAAGGTGGAAAGTCTGAAGCGTCTAGAAACAAGCCCCGATGGAAACAAGATATCGAGCGGTTGCGGGAAGATCGGCGTCAACGAGATTCCCAGATTCAGCAACTCAACGCTGAGAAACAGCAACTCCTCGAAGCACTGAAGGGCGGAAAAACTGGACAGCCGCAGACTAAACCTGACTTGTGGAGTGACCCGGACGCTTACTTTGAAGCCCAGAATCAGAAGATGTTGGAGAACTTCCAACGGATTCGGCAAGAAGAACGGCAAGCCGAGGCGCAATCCGCAGAGTTAAGGGATGCCGCCAAATTTGTTCGGTCGCAGAAAGGGATGACGGAAGATGATGTCCAGGAGATCCGAGATATTCTTCGTGACGAAGAACTTGACGATCAACCGCCGATGCGTGCCGCGCGTCTGGCTTTAGCTCTGTGGAAAGAGCGCAAAGGGATATCCGATAAATCCGATCTGAAGGCGCGAGCTTCAATGCCTTCAGTAGGCCAGTCTCCGGGTGCTTCTCATAAGAGGACGTATTCTCAAGGTGAGATGGATGCCTGGGTAAGAGATCTGGAACTCAACCCAAGTAAGCTTACTCCCGATGTTGAGGCAGAACTTCGTTCTGTCTACGCGGAAGGCCGAATAAGATAAAAATCTTATAAGGAGCCACTAAAGTGGCTAACGAAACATCATTAGCATCACAGTCGGGGGCGATTCCCGCATGGTTACGTGCCAAAGCTCTCAAAGCTCGGTACGCATCCTCGAAAGTTTGGAAACTTGCGTTAAACGCCGTCGAGGGCGACGCGCTTGTTAAGGGAAACATCACCAAAGCGGGAGATCGGGTCACATTCCAAATCTTCCCTTCTATCACGGTTGGAGACATTTCGACCGCTGATGGAACGCTTGCTAATCAGGTCATCACGCCTACTCAGGCGACGATCACGGTTGACAGGTGGAAAGGTGCTGTCGTAAACGTCGTAGACATTGCTGGTCAACAGTCTGTGCTGAACTTCGATGAAGAACTTGCTGATGCGTTTGGCAAGTCGATCTCGGCGGTCCAGGACACGAACGTGGCGGCTCTGGCTACTAGCCTTACGGTCAACACGCCTTTCGGTGACAACGGATCAGCGTTTACGGACGCGGGCATTTTGTATTGCCAGCGCGTTCTAGACGACGGCGAAGTGCCGAAAGAAGATCGGAACTGGGTTATTTGTCCCTCGGCGCACTCGGACATCCTGGCGGTTGACAAGTTCACGCTTGCTAACACGACTGGATTCACCAAGGGCGTTCAAGTGGCGGATGGCCGGATTGTTGGGTTGTACGGTACCCCGGTGACCGTCACGTCGGTTGTGGCGACTTCTGGTGGTGCGCGGTACAACTACCTGGCGCATCGTGAATGTCTCGGCATTGTTATGCAGAGAGAGTTCAAGATGGAGAAATTCGCTCGGACGCAGTTCTCGACCCCTTACGCGGCTAATGCGCTCTATGGCGTAGGCGAACTCCGTGACAACCACGGTATCGCTTACCTCACTCGCGCTTAATTAGGAGGATGACCATGAAGAAACTACTTGGATTGTCTTTCTTAATTGGCATGGTGTTTGCGATGTCGTCTACGTCGCAAGCGGCCTCGGCTCGTGGCGGTGCAAAACCGGCAACGATGGTTGGTTTTACGACCAATGCGGCGTTGGTGGGAGTGTCGTCTACGGCAGTGACGCTGTATCAAGTCAATCTGTCGACCATGACGGCTGGAGACTACATTGCTTTGTTCGACTCGAACAGCATTGTGGGTCTTTCTGGTCCTGGAACGACTCAGTTGAAAACACGCTTGTATGGGGTAGCGACTGTGAATACGGTCTATACGTTTGATCCGCCGGTCATTTTCAAAAATGGCTTGATTGCGTCTCATTCGGCTGGGCTTAACCAGGCGTTGATTACATACGAGAAGGGCATCAACCTACAGAATCAATAAGTAATGTCCATGGAGAGGCCGAGGATGGAATGTGCAACGTGCAAGAAGATAAGCCCTACAAGATATTTGCAGGGGAACTTCTTTGTATGCGGCCATTGCTTTACTCGGCCTCCTCTCATGGATACGTGTCAGATGTTTGAACGAGGGCGAGAGAACCCGGCTGATCCAAAAGGGTCTACGGCACATGTTCGGGATATTAAGTCTAGACGTATGGACCCGGATAAACCGGGAGGAATAATCAGATACAGGGGCGAAAGGTCATTCCATTTTCTAGGAGGCTCTAAATGAGCGAGAAATTAGCGGTTGCAGAGAAGAACATGAAGGACATTAACCAGGAAATTACGATTTGGTCGAATCGTTTAGCTTCTATGAAGAACGATTTGGACGGATTGCAGAAACAAAAAGAAGAACTTGAAGGGCAGATTGCTCGACAAAAGAATGATACGCAGACGTGGCTTGATGCCCAGCGGTCTTTGCTGAAAAAACAGGAAAATGCCCATTCGGAAGAACGTAAAAAGATCGCCCAGGCGAAAGCGGAGCTTGAAACTATGGTCGCTGAAGCCACCGCGATCAAGATTGAGGCGCAGAACGCGAAATCGGAAGCGGAGAAGATCGGCAATATCGTCCAGTCTCGAAAAAACAAGCTGGATAACTTCGTGGTGTCTGTCCAAAGGGCCTATAGCTTAGTCGAATGACGAATCGCGTCACGTTAGCATCGACCGTAAGACTCTATATCGACGAGAAAGACGCCGATAACAGTCATTTCACCGATACGGAGATTTACGGGTTCCTAAATCAGGCGATTCGCTTCATCGGGACTGATCTGGAATGGCCTTTGCAGACAGCGGAGGCGACTTCGATAGAAGATCAAGCGGTTTATACGCTCCCAGATGATTTCGTGTCGCTTCTGGACGTGTATTTCGACGACAACCAGCTTTTAGTCATTGAACGAGCTGATTTGGCGGGGTTAGATACGAGCTGGCAGACAAGGGATAGCGGATCGCCCTATTACGCCTATAAATCCGACAACGCGAAGTTCGGCGTATGGCCTAAACCTGACGCGGATCATGCTTCCAAGACAATTCAAATTCAATACATCAAAGTTCCGCCTGATCTATCGGACGATACGACGGCTCCTGACCTTCACGTGGCATTGACGGACTGTTTACCGTTCTATGCGGCTTATTTGTGCGAAAAGAGCATGGGGAACAAGGTCACGGCACAGCAACACCTGACGGATTACGAATATCACCGTAAAAAGCTTCAGTCGAAGGTTCAGGGGTTCTCCCAGAACAACATGAGTTTCAAATGGTCTGACACGAGGATGTATTGAGCGATTTCACGAACATCATTGAATCTTCTGGTTCGTTTTCTTCGGTTGAAGAAGACACTGGCGTTGATTTCCGCAATGTCGGGGACGGCGGATCGTTTACTGTCGAATCCGTTGGATGGGGCGATGGTGGATGGGGAGACATCCCTTGGGGTGGAGAAGAAACAGTCATTGAAATTAACTCGAACACGGCGTGGACGAATGTGGATGAACCCTAGATGACAGCGGTATTAGAAGACGCTAAACAGTTCGTGATTGATAAGTGGGGGACGCTGAACACTGCGGCCTCCCCTGCGCGTTTGCCCGATGGTCATTCCCCCAGGAACCAGAACGTCTGGATGGACGAGAAACCTGGGTCCATTGTCACGGCGAATGGATACACCAAACTAGGCGATATCCCGTCCGGCCCCGCTACGCTTCTTTTAAATTTCTTTAAGACATCCGATGGATCAAGCCAGTTGATCGTCTCCAACAACGAATCTATTTGGTGGACAACTGATTACGTGAATTACACGGTAATCAAGTCTGGGCTTTCGGCCTTCTTCCAGCTTCGAGCGAAGGTCATTCGAGACAAGGTTTGGTTTACGAATGGATCAGATGACGTGGCCACATGGGATGGAACGAACTATGTCCAGTTAAATGGATCGGGACTGACCCCCGATGTTCCGACCGGGAAATACATTGAATACCACGACGAACGAGTATGGATTTACGGGATCGCAAGCGACTTATCTTCTTGCCGTTTTTCTGCTTTGGCTGATTCTTCAGGAACGGAAATAGCCCCAGACAACGCTTCCGCGTGGCCAGCGGATAACGAACTTCAGATATCCGAGGGAGATGCCGACCAGGGGACAGGGATATTCGTTTATCGAGGTTTTCTGTTTTGTTCCAAACAGTATTCCATTTGGCGCATTACGGGGTACGACGAAGACACCTACACTCGCACGAAGACCCGATCTTCAACTGGAACGCGCTTCCAGGAATCCATTCAGATCAACGACAACCTCGTTCACTTTATTGGAGTGGATGGGCTCTATACGTTCGACGGGGAAGATGCGACTCGTATCTCAGACATCATTGATACGGGGTCTACGGAAGACGGGGTGTTTTCTTTCAGGAACCTCCAACAGCCGCTGTTAAGCTCAAAATTCTGGAATGTGTCCGAGGAAGCGGATTTTGACACAGGGACGGTTCCTGCCAATTTAACCACAGGAGACAACCTCACCTTAGCTCCTGCTGACGATACGGAAACCGATTTTAATGCTGGGACGAAAGATGATGTTGTAGCGATTTCGGGAGCAGGATCGGCGGGATTCCTTGAGCTTGATTTGGTTACTTCTGGGAGCCCAGGGTCGCTTATTTCTGTCGGGAAGACAGCCAGTGCTAGTGGCGCAGGAAGTTCTGTTATTGGATCAACCACTTATTTTACTGACGGGAACACGTCCAATCAGGTTGGCTTATTAGTAGGAGGGGGGTCCTTCGTTTCGTGCGAGTTCAGAATTGATCTGGGGTCTGTGATGTCGATTGGGCGAATGGTTGCAAAGGACTTAGCTCTTTCTCACGTGGCTCCTTTCGCAACAGGGAGGATGGATAACACGGGATTCCAGGTTTCTACGGATGGTTCTTCGTGGACGGATGCAGGATCAGAACTTTTTCCTGATGGGACGACCGATTTTTCAGCAACCACCTATACGAAGGATTTTACGACGGTATCTGCTCGATATGTACGGTTATTCTTCCATTCTTACAACGGGTCGAGAATTGTATGCACAGAGATAGAAGTGTATTCGGCGGGGTATGAGCCAGACGGTAAGTTTACTTCCAGGGCATTAGATTACGGATTTGTTCCTAGGACTTACGGGACTCTGATTGCTTTTATTGAGGCGAACGGGGAAGCGTACCAGTTCTTCACCCAATCCTCCTCTGACGGGTCAACATGGGATGCCGAGGTTAACCTTACAAGCGGACAGGAAATCACTTCCACCGTTAAACGGTATCTGAGATGGGGAGCGTACCTTTACTCATCTACGGGAGTCAGTACTCCCCTCATTGATAAAGTCTATGTGGGGGGAACGTATCTTTCTGAAATTCACGATACAGGAGGGAATATCCTTCAGTGGGCGGCAATCCAGGTTCCGATGGATCGTGGAGGGCATACAATTCGTGTCTATTTCCGGGCGGCGTCCACTAGCGGCGGGGTTTCAGCGGAATCATGGACGGAAATCGCACCCGGAGCTGTTCCTAGCACAGCCATCACAAATACATTTATTCAGATCAAGATAGAGTTTTCACAAGAAAACCCGAACGAACAGCACCCGACTGTCGAAGGGTTCACGGTAAACTGGGTTCTGTCGTCGTCTTCAGGGGCTTCTGTTTTGCAGAACGTCGCATCTTTTGTCTGGCTTAATCGGTACTGGTTGTCGGCGGCGACACTATCGGCAGACAATAACGATATCGTGATCGTCCGTGGGAAGTCCACGTTCGATAGTCCCTGGCATACCAAAGACTTCGCACTTCTTACCTTCTGCCGATTTCAAGACATCTTCATCGCAGGTTCCAGCGTTGATGGCTCTCTCTATCAGCTAGAAACTGGGTATTCCAAGAATGGATCAGCGATGGATTCTTATTACGAAACCAAAGATTTCTCGGAGGACAATTTCTTCCTGAAGGGCAGGGAGCTTCTGGTTCAAACGGACAGATCGGGGCCTTACAACTTAACGGTCGGGTACTCCGTTGATAGCGGCCTGAACTGGACCGACAAGAGCATTGATTTGACCAGGGAAACAGGAGAATCGTTGAGCTTCACTAAGCGATTGAACATCTCGTATATGCGGGATCAGGTGCGGTTTCGGGTTCGGATCAACGCGGCGGACCAACCTTTCAGCGTTGACAGCATTACCGAGTATCACCGTACCAGCCCCCAGAGAGGATCAATTCTATGACCGTTAAGACTCGTCCTCCCATGCTTAAAAACAGTGTTTTTAATGATGAGGCGGGAACATTCACAGACGTTCAGGCGGCTTTTCGTTATGCAATAGAAGGCCATATGCCACCTGCTCGGAGCACTCCGCCAGTTTTAGGGAATTTGAAGGAAGGTACATATGTCGTCGATAAAGGCGTGAGTCCTCCGCGTCTGTATTCAAAAATAAACGGTGTTCTTTACTACATCGCATGGACGGCGGCTTAGGAGAAACTATGGGATTATTTGATTCAGGCGCACCTCAGACTTTGCAAGACGTCCTCAGCCGACAAGCTGATACGGCCACTATGGGCATAGATCAAAACTATGCGAATAAAAGACGCAAATTGATTAGTTCTCAAGCGGCTGGTGGTCGGCTTGGGTCTGGCGTTGCCAACTACAGCCTGACGGGTCTTGATACGCAACAGCTTGGCGATATCGCGGGAGTCGATCAGTCTTTGTCGGAAGCATTGGGCGGTGTTCCTGCGGAGGACTTTGGGTCGAGCCAGGATTACCAGCGGCAGGTTGATTTGGCGAAGTTGATTGGGGCAAAGAATAAGCCGAGCAAACTTTCCGGGGTTCTTGGTGGGGCAGGTTCATTAGGTGGAGCTGGGGCGGCATTTGGACCATGGGGAGCAGGGATCGGAGCAGTTGGCGGTGGGTTACTCGGAGGACTAAGCTAATGGCACTTCTAGCGTCTGGCGTAAATCTAAATTCAATGCTGAAAGACCCTCTCGCGGGGATCGGCGGCCAAACGTCCGGGCGATTGAACGATTCGGCCAGCATGATCCGCAATCGTTTCAATGCTGGAGCTTCTGCCACGGGTCGCCCGGCTTCCCCCTATTTCGATCAGCAGTTTGGACAGGCGCAAGCCCAAGGCCAGCGCGGGATTGAAGACTCGCTGTACGGGGTCTTAGGAAATGCCAGCTACAAAGACCAACTTGCTGTCCGGGATCATCAGCGCAAGATGGCTTTAGCCAAGATGATCGGTGGTGCAAACAAACCCTCTACGTTACAGGAAGTTCTTGGAGGGATCGGAGCTTTTGCGCCAGCGATGCCTGCGTTAGCGGGTGGGGCTAAATCTCTCTACAACAGCATGGGGACAAGCGGAGCAAGCAATAGCTTGCCTTCGAGTCTTTCGCTATTCAACAACAGTCAGACGGGACCTGGGAGGTACGGACTCTAATGAGCGATTTATACACGATGTTGGCGGAAGCCTATGGACAGCCAAGCCGTGGATATAGGGACGCTGAGACAGCGGCTAATGCGGTCACAGGCATTGATAAAGGGCTTGAAACATACAGAAAACGTCAGCTTGAAAAACAGTCGCTTGGCGATGCTCTTGGTGGGCTCCCGCTTGAAGAAGGGATTCTTAAATTGACTGGAGAGACGGGGGCACTCCAGGATAAAAACATAGGGAATTTGATTGCGCTTCAGAAGGCCAAGAAAGAAGCCCGTCATCGTGCAACTCAGTTGTTTGGAACGCAAGGCGGCCAAGGGCTCGTGTATAGCCCAGATGATGAGGGCGGCGGTCCTGGGACTATCTCAACCATCCCATTGCCTAACGCCAATAGCGATCAGCCGATTCTTCCTAAGGCTGTTAGCCCGACGCTTTCTCCCTATGCTGATCCAGGGACTGGCCAACCATTGCAGTTCACTCCTGGGAGGGGTCTTGCTCCCACCGCATCGCGTGGGTCAGGAACTCCAGTTTTGAAGCAGGGGAATGAGCAAGCCATTAGTGACGTTGCCTTAATGCAGAGTCAAGCGGGGAACATCGACAAGTTGTTCGATTCCTACAAGAACAAAGGGCCAATTGCGGCCAGAGCCCAGGCCACGCCGATAGGCAGTATCCTAGACCCGGAATCAAAACAAGTTGAGAACTCTCTCAGATTGGCGGCTTTCACTTTCGGCGGTAAGAATTTAACAGGACAAGAGAAACAAGTCGTCTTCGGCGCATTTTTCCCAAGAGCTACGGATAACGCCGCATCTCTTGAGCAAAAGAGATCGTTGCTAAAGGACTACTTCACCGGCAAGGTTGATCTACTTCAGGCGGCGAATCTTCTTGGCCCTGCCGGGGCTCCACTAAGAGGGATGCTCCAAAACAAGATTCAACCTTCGACAACGCCTCAATCAGGTCCAAGACAATTCAATTCTCCAGAAGAAGCGGAAGCGTCCGGGTACAAAGGTCCGGCGATTATTGCTGGGAAACGGGCGGTCATCGAATAATGGCTATCCGCTATATAGACGACTCTCCTTCCCCCCAAGCTTCCAAAATAAAGTATTTGGATGAGCCAAAATCCTATGGGCCGCCTCCGGCCGATCCTTATCTAGAGGGATTAAAAAAGATTCCAGGGTATTTCCAAAAAGCAGGGGATTACATAGCGGAGAAAGGCGGGGAACTTCAGTCTTCTCCGCATACCCCAGAATTTCTCAAGTCTCCAAAAATTCCTGCCGCCACGGGGACTGCCGTCGCCATGATCCCCGATGTTCTCTCTATGTCTGTTGGAGGAGCTGGAGCCGAGGATGCGGTTGGGTCAAAATTAAGCCAAGCCTTGTTTAAATCACCCAGAGCTATTGGTCAAGAAATGAGAGCGGGGCTAAAGGATGCCGGGATTTCTCGTAGACCTCCAGAACTCGCCGGGTCTGCAAAGTTTGAAAATCCTTATCAGTACCCATCAAGTCTTTCTAATCCTAGGGGAGGGAAATTCCCAAGACCTAAGCCGGAACTCCCAGCAGAACCCTTACCAACTTCGACGCCGTTAAAGTACCCAGATGATCCAGCTTCTTTCTACAACTTTGCGGATTCTCGCTTAAAGGCTTTTGCTTCTGACCCGAAGAACATAAAGCTAAACCCGCAGGAATTAAATGACTACAAGCGAATACTTTCGACCAAGATAACGAGGATGGAAAGGGAGGGGCTCTCGGGAGATCCCTTATATGCAGACCTTTCTGATCTTAAATCTAGAGTTTCTTCTTTACACGAGGCGGTTGTCCCAGGAAGGGCAGAACTAAACAAGGTTTATGGCCTTTCTAAGAACATAAGAAAGATCCCTGGGAAGATTGTTTCTGCGGCAAAGACTACGGCGAAAGTATTGGGATATGGTGGTTTGGCGACTGGCGGGGCTTATGGTCTATATAAGGCTCTCGAATGAAACTCGTCATCTGCATCCCCTGTTCCTGGGACCGCGTTCCTCGCGCGTTCTTTGAATCCTACTGCAAACTAGAGATTCCAAATGGCCTAGAGGTAAAAACAATTGTCCGGACGGACGTCCCTTTAGACCTATGCCGTAACGAGCTGGCAACCAGGGCTATCGATATCGAGAAGGCTGATTACCTGTTGTGGCTGGATTGCGATATGACGCACCCGCCCAAAACCATTGAGATGCTCCTAGATTGTCTGGCGGATGTGGCAACGGGCGTCTACTACCGCAAGAAGTATCCGCACTATCCCGTCGTCGGTAACTACACCGAATGGTCAGAACAGATGGAGCCTTACGCGAAAACGCTTGAGGCGAAGGGGTTCATGGAAGGCAATCGCCAGCGGTTGTTCTACAAACCAGCCGTAGCGCAATGTGCGGGACAAGAACCATTCTTGGCCGATGTCACGGGCATGGGATGCGTGCTGATGCGAGCCGATGCATTAAAGAAGGTTGAGAAGCCTTGGTTTCGGTATTTCAATGGGCATCAAGACGGGGATCATACGTTAGGCAAGATTTCGGAAGAAATGACGCTTTGGTCGGGGTTCAAGAAATCCGGGGTCCAGTTGGTTTGTACGCCTAAAGTCCAATGCGGCCACTTGCTTGAAAAACAGATCACTCAGGCGGATTCGGTTATGAAGGAGTCGCAATGCGGCGTTTCTTAAAGAAAGTAGCGATTCTGCTTGGATTGGCTGGTGGGTTTGTTCATGCTGGGACCAGCACCACGAGGCTTAATCTTTACAAACCGAGCGTTCATGAGATAGGTTGGGGAGAAGCCGTAAACCAGAATTTCAATGTTATTGATTCATCGGTTGGCGTTCTTTCTGGAACAAACACCTGGACTGGGACAAACTCTTTCGCTGGCCCTCTTTCTATTTCAAGTCCAACGTTCTACCGGGTCTGGATCGCTACGCCATCTTTTACGGGATCAGATCGTTTGGCGGTCCTTGGTCCGGCTAGGTCTGGGGGTGGAACTGGTGGAGCTTGGTACGCCTGTGACTCGAATTGGCAGAACTGTACTAGCGTGACCAGTGCTGGTTCTAGTTTCCAGGGGAATGTGACGGCCAAGACAGGGGCCTTCTTCGTGATTGAAAATACTGCAGGAGATTCTCAGTCTTATCTTGGAGGGGGATCAACTTCTGGACAAAGCCAATTAAGAATCAATGCTCAAAATGGGGTTTACGTAGATAACGGAGTATTCAGCGCGTCTACCGCCACCATCACATCTAGCGCGACAATTAGGAATCTTTCTGTCGCCAATCTGCCATCTGGTGAATGTGTTCAAACTGCCGCCGGGGGGAGACTAACCACTACCGGGGCGGTGTGTGGAGGCGGGGGAGGCGGAGCAACGCCATTCCTCGCGGTATTCGATGAAGGGATTAAAGTTTCAAGCCCGACCCAATTAATGAACTTCGTTGGACCCAATGTTACAGCCACGTTAACAGGTGGAGCTACAGCCCTTATCACGATCACTGATGGGAGCCCATTGCCTCTAGCGGGTGGAGCAACCAACTACATCCAAAACATATCTTCGCTTCAGGCCGGAGCGACAGCGTATCCTGACTTTCTTTACGTTGGATCATCGTCAACAATAGGGAACACGTCTCTTTCTCAGACTGGGTTGGAAGTAAGAGGGCTTGGGAGTGCGATAACAGCGGATGAATTTATACGGCTTGTCTCGAACGGGTCCATTGGTTCTTTTGCCGAAATCCCATTCTATGTCGGCGGGAGTAAACGGTCAGGGCTTAGATTCTCCAATAGCACGGACGGATTTAATCCCGCTGTCGCGGCAGGGATGCAATACATTGACGCTAACGGTGTTCCCTCCGTCATCGTCAGAACTGCCTCCAATTACGGAATAAGTCTTTTGTCTTCATCCACGCTTCGTTTTTACGATGTAAGGAATCATTCGAGTTATACAGAACTTGCCTCCAGCCCTACCATTACGCACCAAAGTTCGTATTTCTTGATGAACTCAACAAATATCGTCTCTGTCGATGGGACAGTTCCCGTTATCAAAGTCCTAGGCCCAGACTCCAACGGGAAGATGTCGATGGTTTTAGCCGCTGATAACAATACGGGAGGAAGCGGGAGCGGAGGCTATAACGTAGAACCCGCTACGGTGACTTTTAATCTCGCCAAAGGTCTATCTGTTTCGACCATATCTGCCACAGCCTTCAATTCTTCATTAACCAGCGTTACGGTGACGGGATCAGGTGGCCTTAATTCAAAGTTTGGAGTCCAATCTTCCACGGGCGTATTCAGTTCAACGATGACCGCTCAATCCATCGTTTTGACTGGGGCAGGATGGCCGACGCTAGATGCCGGGGATACGAATATTGGGCCTTTTAAGATCGCAGGGACAACCTCGACGATAACAGTTGGACATATGCTTGTCGCCAGCAGTACGAACGGGGTTTTTGTCGATGGCGGCGTTCCTGGAACAGGAGGAGGAAGTTCTACTCCTGGTGGGTCAAATAGGAGCATTCAATACAACTCTACGGGGACGCTGGCCGGATCAGGGTTCTGGAACATGTACGACACCTCGACAACCCTGACGACATCGAACATGACGGGACGGTCGATCTTATTCGACTATGCGACCAGCACCATGACGGTGACGAGCATGACAGCGACAAATCTGTCTGCCGGAAGTCTTTCGATGACGGCTTCGACCGTTACTTCGTCGGGGGTTTACTGGGATTTGTCTAGAAGCACCATGACGTTATCGAAGCTGGCTATTTCAACTCCCTCATATTCTGGAAATTCGACTTTGTTTGTGAACGGCCAGATCTCCGGTCAAATCATTCAGGTCGGTGGAAGCGGAATGATCGGGCCTCCCTACATCAACATGAACCGCGATAATGACGGTTTCGGGATGCAGATTTATCACGATGGAACTTTCAACGGAGGAATGGCTCTTCGTGCGGTAAACGGGGTTTCCCTGGCGAGCCCGATTGATAATAGCCCTTCCGGGTTAAACGCCAAACGTATCCTGGCAGGACCGAGCTACTACAGCTTCACCACCACGACGGTTGGCACACTCGATAACGCGGAATCCGCTTTTGAATATTCCGTCCTGGTGGGTACGGTCACAAATAATGCCAACTCGAAACTCGTTGTCCTAAGCAGTTCGGCCTACGCCTACGACATGGTCGTGGGAACCGCCCCGACCGGAACGGGCCAATATCACTTAACGGTTTCCACGATGGGTGTTTCAGCATTTGGCGGAGCGGTCCAATTCCAATCTAAGACGAAAGCTCAAATCCAAGCGATCTCAAGCCCACGGCCCGTTTTTGGGGATTCTTACGCTTGTTCGGATTGTGTGCGGGATACGATCTGTACAAGCACGGGCGGCGTGAATTCTTTTGTCGCTATAAGCTCCAGGACTCAATCGTGCAATTAGGGAGAGACTAAATGGGAGCACAGTTCTTATATTCGACAATCCCGCATCTCAAGTCGCAGGTGATTGATTTTTCAAACACAGGGGATAACACCGTTGTGGCGGCGGCTTCTGGGAAACGAGTCTTAATTCATAGGTTGATGCTGGTCTGTAGCGCGGCAACGAACCTGACCTTTAAACGAGGATCGACTTCGTTATCTGGAGCAATGGCGATGGGGGCCAACGGCGGGATTACCTTCGATATTACGGGGGAGCCGTGGTTTACGACGGATGTCGCTGAAGCGTTCGTTATCAGCCAGTCGGGAACAGCCCAAATCTCAGGAACGGTCTATTGGATTGAGCTGGCTAGATGAAAAGGGCCCTATCTCTTCTATTCATCCCTGCGTTATCTCTAGCGTCGGGGATATTTAACCCTGGGTCTGGAACTGGAGGGGGTGGGGGTGGCGGTTCCTCTTCTCTTGCTGTATTTAACAACGGGGTTCAAGTTTCAAGCCCGACCGCCATAATAAACGCAAGTTCTGCTTTTTCTGTCAGTTTGGTTGGAGGTGCTACGGCTTCTTGGGCGGCAAATCCTTCAAGCATTACATTACAGGGGAACAACTTTAACATTGCTCAGATCGCCAGAGATACGGGGACGATCAATGCCTCCCTCTTAACCGTTCAGCTTGCAACGGGGAGCATCAATTCCGACCTTCAGACGAGCAAGAACGCTATTGCCGTTACGACGACCACGCTCCAAACGAAAATCAATCTGGTGGGCGTGGCGACCGGAACGATCAACGCGACACTCTTAACGGTCCAGCTTGCGACCGGAACCATTAACGTGGATTTGCAAGCCTCTAAGACCGCCATCGCGGTGACGACGACCACGTTGCAGGCAAATATAAACGCAGTCGGGGTTGCTACAGGTTCGATCAACACTACGCTTCTAACGGTTCAACTTGCAACTGGCACGATGAATACAGACCTTCAATCTTCCAAGACCGCTATTGCTGTCACTACCACAACGCTTCAAACAAACATTAATTCCGTCAGTCTAGCGACTGGCACGATTAACGCTGATCTTCAATCCAGCAAAACGGCTATCGCTACATCCACGAATACGCTCAAAACCGCCATTGATAACAAGATTGTCAGTCTTTCGACGGGAGTAACGGGGAATCTGTCCGTTAACAGTCTTAACGGTGGGGCTAGTGCTACGTCCTCGACATTTTGGCGTGGCGATGGGACGTGGGAGACTCCGGCTGGAGGAGGAGGAGGGGGCGCGTCCAGTTTAGCGATATTCGACGGAGGAGTTCAAATTTCAAGTCCTACGGCGATCATTAACGCAAATGGGTCGCAGTTCATTATTTCGCTCGCCGGGGGAGCAACCGCCAACTTTGATCTTGATCCTTCCAGTGTGACGCTTCTGGGTCCGTCCGTTGGCCTTGGAGCTGAAACGACAGGGAATTATGTTGCCAACGCCCAGACGACGAGCCCTTTGACTGGTGGATCAGCTGGGAGCGCCGGGGCCACTCTCACCCTAGACATCGACAGATCAAGCTTCACATTGCTTGGTCCTTCTATTACGTCGGGAGAACTTCCGACCAACATCGCCTACCTGGATGTCGCACAACAATGGTCGGCTACACAGAACTTCGGCCAATCGTCTATGACGGTCAACGGGCTTCGCGTGACATCTGCCACGGTGAACGGACTGACGGTTTCGACGATTACGGTGTCTGGCCTTAACGCTTCGGAGTTCGTTAAAACCAATGCGCTGAAAGGGCTAGGAACAGCTTCCAAGATTGACGTTTCCTCGGAAGTCGTGAACCTCCTGGCGGTCGCAAACGGTGGAACAGGAACCGCTTCCCCTGGACTCGTAGCCGGAACGAACATCACAAGCATCACAGGAACCTGGCCTAACCAGACGATCAACGCGGCGACGCAGGGCGGGTCCGGGGCTCCTGGAGGGTCAGACCGGAGCGTTCAGCGTAATTCGACTGGCACGTTCGCGGGGGTCGGTGGATGGAACGTCTACACAAGCTCCATCGTGATATCGAGCGGAACCTACGAGACGTACCTATCGACATTGAACGTCACTAGTTCAATGACCGTGACCAATGTGTCCAACTTGAATTTGTCTGGGGTTTCGCTGACTCTTGGGGCGACGGCGGCTCCATCTGGGAAATACGTAGAAGGCACAACATGGAACGATTCGACGCAGAAATCCATAAGGACCGTCGTATCAGGGGCAACACAGACGATATCTGGAACGATGTGGACGGTGACGGGAAGCTCGAACCATCTCAACTCGGCGACGACGGGCTATATGCTTGATCCAGCAAAAGGCGTCGGGGGTCTGACCTTCCCTGCCAACTTCTGGACGGTTGGGAAAACGGTCTACATGGTGATGATGGGAACCAACACGCACAACAGCACGAACACCCTACAGCAGACGATAAGGATCGGGTCGACGATTGTGGCGTCGTCTGGGGCCATCGCTGGTGTCGCAACCGGCCCAGGGAACGGAATATGGGAATTACGCGTGATGATGACGTGCCGGGTGACGGGAGCATCAGGCCAGATTTACACGACGGGCCAGTTCTTGACCTCAAACACGAAGGCGACCTTCTCGACCTGGCCTCTGTTTAACACGGGCAACACCGTCGATACGACGGCGGACCAACGGTTAGATTGGACCCTCTTATACGGAACAGCAAGTACGGTCAATAGCATCACAATTAACAACGGATACGTCGAGGTGCGAAATTGAAAAACGCAATCCGTCTGTCCGTTTTTGGACTTCTGGCCTTCTCGGCTCCATCTTTCGCGGCGATTGCCTATGTCCAAAGCAACGGGGAAGATTCTGGGGTTCCAGCGTCGGATACTCTGGCGTATACAAGCAATGTCACGGCGGGGAGTCTTTTAATCGTCGCCGCAAGGCATGGAAGTGCTACAGCCAGTGTGACTTCGATAACAGACACTCTCGGCAATACCTGGCAACAGGGGAAGCGGGTCGGGGATGCCGCTGGATACACGGTCAGCGTTTGGTATGCGAACTCTCCAACGGGAGGAGCCAATACCGTCACGATAAACATGGACGAGACACAGTCTCTCCGCTGGATTGTCGCTGAATACAGCGGAATCCCTTCTGCTTCCATTGATGTATCGAGTTCGGCGATTGGAAGCAGTACGACGCCAGATACGGGGTCAGCGACTCCTACAGTTAGCGATGTTCTGGCATTTTCGGCTTGTAGCGTAAACGGTGACGCAGAATTTACTGCCGGGGCAGGGTATACCGAGAGAACCCAGGTAACCACAAAAATATCAATCGAAGATAAGGTTGTTGCTACACCAACAGCGACAAATGGAACATGGACACTTGATGGGTCTAATAATTGGGGGACTGCTCTCGTTTTATTCAAAGGGGTATCTTCTTCCGCAAGAGGGACTATCTCGACGTCTCCGGGAACCGGATCAATAAAAACAACGCCAGGGACAGGGAATATTACCGTCCGATGAAGAAATGGGTTGTTCTCCTGTTTCTTCCCACCCTCTCGTTTAGCGCGACGGTTCCTCTAGTCTCCCACAGTCACGTCTACGGAACGGTAGCGGCGAATCAGACAGTCTATATGCCCGTTGGCGATACGGTTATTTCAAGTGCGGCGGCGGAAGTCGCTGTCCAGGTTCCGTTCTACAGCTCCGGCACTTTCTCCCAGATGTACGTTCGGCTAGAGGACAACTCGCTTTCCGGATCCTGCACTTTCTACCTGCGCGTGAATGGGGCGACGGTCAACAGCAAGGTCGTACTTCCAGCTGGGGTCAAGATCGGAAGCGATACTATCCACACCGACCACATCAATTTTGGCGACAAAGTGAGCTATATGCTTGTGACGGGAGCGGGAACGACCCTTTTACCAGTTGCCAATTCGATCAATTTCACGCCAGACGACGGGTCTTACTACCAGCGATTCAGTCCGGCGGCTCCGGCTGGCGGCCTCGACAACACGAATGGATATCAGCCCTACTACTCAAACGTGACGGGCATCCTTGGGCTAAACTTCTACGAAAGCCACGCCGTCCACTATATGCGCACCGCTGGAACGTTCAAGAACCTGGCCGTCTATGTCTCCACTAATTCGAGGACGCACAACACCAATTTCTACTTGAGCAAAAACGGGGTTCCTACCGCCCTATCGACAGCGGCGGTATCCGGCAAATGGGGCCTTATCCAGCAGACCACTACCACGGTAAGCGTGGTGGCAGGGGATACGGTTACTATCGCTCTCTCCGCCACTGGTGGAGATGAGGGGGACACCAATCTCATCAAAGTCAACTTCGTTTCGCTTGAGTTTGTGAACAGCGGATCGGAATACGAGTACGCCGTGGGCACAGACGACAAACCTCAGAACGCCGGGGAGACTTGGACGATCCCTTATAAGTCTGCTCTGTCCTTCGGAGGGGACGAGTACCTTCTTCCTGCCCTATCTACTGGAACACTTAGCAACTTCTGTATGACGACCGCTCAGAACGATTGCTCGACAGTTTCCACGCTCAAGTTCCGAAAGAACGGCGTAACGGATGCCAGTATGGTTATCACCATTCCAGCGGCCTCGACAGGGACGTTCTGCGACAACACCCATACAATTACGACAGTTTCAAGCGACACGATTGCCTATCTAGGGGATTCTCCGTCTGGATCAGGGACGATGTATTACTCCTCCATCTCAAGCAAGTTTACGCCAACAGGTGCAGGGGGTGGCGGGGGAAGTACATCAAATGGCCCGATTTCCTTCACCTCTGGATCAGGGAGTTGGACAGCAACGTCTGGGACCGGGAGGTTGACCTTCTTTTGAAGAAGTTCATTCTATTATTGATGGCGATCCCAGTCTTCGCAGGGCCGACGATATCTCCTTCGACGGCCACAGTTAAGCTTGGGAACACAATCCAGTTTTCGTCAACAAACACCGTAACGTACACCATGATCGCTGGAAGCCGAGGGTCTATAACTTCCGGGGGTCTTTATACCGCCCCCTCAACAATGACGGTAAGAAACCAAATTGCTGGGTGTCCGATAGTCCCCAATGACCATATTTACAACGTGGACATCACGAGTCTTCCGGTGGATTCGAACAGTGCCGGACGAATGGCGAATATCGGATCAGGGATACCTCTTAATTTCACCGACGATCAATTCCCTGTAAACATAATGACGAGTGCCACATCGTCGGACACCATGAAGTTTTATTACACCGACAGTAGTGATGGCGAGAAATACCCCATATTGGCCGCTCCATATCGCGGGGTAGAAACCAATCTTTATCCTGCCGATTATTTCGCCCAGGATCGGCACCAGCTTGGGCTTAATACAGACAACTGTGAATTCTTTGAAATATATAACTACTACCCCGTAGGAACGGCCACGGTAAACGGGTGCCCGACCTGCAATGCACAGTCTGGTGTTAGATGGGATGGAACGTCCTACCAATTGGCAAACGGAGATGGAGCGACGGATGCCGCTGGACTCTATCTCCAGCCGCTTGCTTTACGCTATGACGAAATGAAAAGGGGTCAAGTGAACCATGCCCTTCGGTTCACTCTATCCAATGGGTACAACTACAGCGGGTTTTCATGGCCTGGAACGAACTTCGCGGCCAACTGCGGGACGCTCGCAACCTGCGTCCCCTATGGTTCTAGGTTTAGACTGAAATCAACATTTAGCGAAGCTGGGTTTAGCCCCCCAGCATTGGCCGTCATACGGGCATTAAAAAAGCACGGAATGTTTATGTCCGATGGCGGGATAAATTTCCATGTGCAGTCGATGGGGGATGTCTTCACAGATACCTCTACATACGCCGCGCTGATCAACGAGATTCCGGGAAGTGCTTTAGACTCCGGGGATTTCGAGATAGTGGACGAGTCCAGCCTTATGGTTTCAAGCGCGACGGGGCGGGTAAAGTACCCCAATTCCACAAACACAACCCCCGTGGACTTCGCGATTGTCTTGGCATCCGATACCGTAAACCACACCAGCACAACGATCCATATCGCTCTTCAGCCTGTCACAGTTGGATGGAAGAACCCCGCCTTCCCAGCCAACGATGGGGCGTTAAACGTCATGGCGGGAACCCCCCAATTCCAAATCCCCTATTGGGTGAACGGGGCAACCACGACAACCGTAAGCTGTACCATGGCCCCTACGGTAGGAAGTCTAACGTCGGATTGTCTCTATACCCCGCCCTCCGCACAGAACAACCAAGTGCAGGTCACCACAGTCACTATTACCCCGACCGGGGCCGATGCCACAAACTCAGTATTTTTCCCCCTGGTGGTCTATTCGACGAATGGGATACGGGTGGACGTGGGGGGTAAGGCGTCCACCATCTCAAGCCCTGTGATTCCCTATTCAGCCTCAAACTATGGGCCAGACGCTACGGGGAACCTTTGGTTCGCTGATGCTGTCGGGATGAATCCTCCGTGGTACGGACAAGACGACATGAGTTTCCCCCAAGCGGCATGGCCGGGGACTACGGATGTTGGCCTTTGGTACACAGCTAGGCATGGGATTGCAGACGGAGCTTATTCGGCAGTTGTTCCAAACGGGAGCTATGCCTTGAAGGTCAACTATGCCTGGGACGAAAGCCCTGTAACAAACAGAGTCCAGGCGATTGAGTCTCAAAACACAACGATTATTTCCTCAACTGCTTTCGTGGCCAAACTTACATCCACGCCATATACGACGGCTTTCTCATCTGCCGTGGTGACTGTTTCTGACAACAATTTTTACCTGGCATTTCGTTACCCAGAAACATCCGGGTTCACGCTTGTCAATTCTTGGAGCTTGATTCCAATCAGCATCAGCACTGTTCCAGCCAACGGGAGCTTGCCAAGGGCTTTTAGGGGGAATGGGATATTCAGAGGGAGAGGGACTTACAAATGATCGAGTCAGCTTTCGGGCAAACCATAGACCAAATTTTAAAGATTGGAATCAAGTTCGGCGAATTGCCAAAAGATGCGCTTCTCTCATTATTGGTGTTATGGCTCGGCTGGGACAAATACAAAAAAGACAATGAAACGCAGGAATTACGTACCAGTCAGGCCATTGCAGAAAATAAGACGGCGGATGCCTTAGCCAAGATGGTCGATGAGTTAGAGGAGTTTAGAATCATCATCTCGGAGAGGCTCCCCCATAGATAGGGAGGACGTATGTTCGAATGGTTAAGACGTAAGAAGACCCCAACAGGGACTTCCTTATTGGAGGCCGCGCTGAAACGCAAGGCAGAGATTGCTGACCGTATCCTGGCAGGCAGGCCAAAGGCGATAGAGCGTCGTCATCTAGACGTCTCGATCCCGTTCGAGGGCCGACGCTCCTATGAGCGACGAAACATTCCGGCCTGAGTTTTGTGTTGTCTGCGGGAATAGATTGGTTAAAGCAGATTGGGGCGGTGGCCTTGAGGTTCTTTGTCCGGTTAAACCCCAACACTTCAAGCGAACCCAGAGTTTCGTTAACGGTTCCGATTCCCTGGACTTTTGCGGGGAGAAATACAAAAAGAATGTCTGAAAACCAGCTCATCCTTAAACGCCACACCTACACGGATAAATCCACCATTGGGGATTTGTTAGATACTAATGGCGAGTCGATGATCTGCTACACGCTGGAAGATACCGTGAGGCGGCACAAAGAAGCAGGGATTACGGCTATTCCCGCAGGACGCTACGAGATAATTATGCAGGAGTTTGGAAGCACAGGGAGAGAATACCCCTATTTGCTCAATGTTCCATTTTATACGGGCATATTCATTCACGGAGGGAACACCGCAGAAGACAGCCAGGGGTGCATCCTTGTCGGGCTAGAGCAAGCCAAAGACCGCATCTTAGACAGCCAGAGGGCCCTAAACAATTTTGTTATTCCAAGAGTCAGGGAGCTATTGAAAGAAGGACGTTTGTACCTCACCATTGTGGGGGGATACAAAGCGGAAGACTGGGAAAATGGATGATCCAACAATTCTATGCAAATGCGGTCATGAGCAAATCGACCATTCGGAGTACCACAATTCAGCGTGGATTTGTGGGGGCGTAAATGAGATTGCCTGTGCGTGTCGGAAATACATTGAGCGAGTCCAGAAGAAGTGCGTCTGTCGTCACCTGGAACACAGGCATTTGTCGCAAGAATTTATCCCGTTTTGTGACGAATCAAAAAAGGAGTCTTGCCCATGTTCATTCCTAAGGCCTATCGGAAATATGTCTTATTCGGCCTTCTTCTCACTGGATCAACCTCTGTTGGACATGGGGTTGATTTCACCGTACAAGCGCAGGAGGCGGCGTTTCAGAAAGAACTCATTGCTTACGCAACGACGTACTATAACGGAGCCTTAAGCGCGAGTTCTGTGTTCCCAGGGAACATGTACTTCAAGATTCAGGGGCGCAGGACTTCATTGCCTCCTGTTGAGAAGCCCATATTGACATCGACCGCGTTTGATTCTTGCATTGCCTACGGTTTTGCAAATGGCTTAGATGAGGAACGTCGGCAGGACTTGAATTTGATCCGTAGCTTGCAAGCGGGGGATACAACCTATTGGCAGACCTATTCTGTGGTTATCAGTACAATCGGCCAAAGATATGGGTACGTTTTCACATCAACAGGTGGTATCGTAAACCCATGATTATTATCGGACTCGCCATAACAGCCGCACTGATTTTGTTGGTAGTTAAAATTGAACTAACGGAGGAACGCATCATGGCAACAATCGAAGAACTAAACACGGCAATTGAAGAACTGAACACGAAGGTGGAAGAGGATATTACCCAGACGGCGGCTGTCATTGTCGCGGTTAACAAGCTGATCGAGAAGTTAGGGGCCACGACTCTTCCCGCTGACGTCTCAGCTCAGATCACGGCGATCCAGGCCATCACGGCTAAAGTAGCGTCTGACAACCCGGCTGTCCAAGCGGCGATTGACGCGGCTGGAACTGCGACTGCCTAATGATTACCTGGCTCAAGAAGCTTGCCTTAGGCAATCTGATCCGAAGCATGGATGATCTTGAACCAGTGATTGCGGATAAAATTCGGGAGGGACAGGAGAAAGCGGCCTCGATCCCTCCCGAGCAATTCGCCAAAGAACTGGTTGATTCCGTCCAAGCAAAGCTGTGCCAGTACGCGGGACTTGATCCCAAGGAGATACTTAAATGAAAAAAATGTACATATTGCTTGCTCTATGTATAGTTTTCTGTCAAAAGTATGCACATGGGATGGCGGACCCAGCACCACAGGAAACCAACATCTATTTTGAATCTGGACCGCTGAAACTAACGGTTCCATTCAAGACGGCTGATGTGGTGTACCTATATGACGGTCTAAACCAGCGTAGTCTTGTCGGGGCTGAAACAACTATTCTGACCTTGTGGGATAAAGTTTCTGCTACGGCAGGAGGGGTGACTTCCCTGCAAGGGGCTGGAACACCTTTCGTGGGGCTTGATCTTGCGTTAGGTAACACACTGGACCGTTTTGTGAATCTGGGCCCTATCCGTCTAGGCGGGTTCGGTGGACGTGATTTCCGCGTTCGTCAATGGGTCGCAGGACTTAAAGCAAGCGTCCTGCTCTGGTAAATTCCCCCTCCCACCTGGGATCAATGGCTCTTCAGTTTCTTCCCAGGCGGGGGAGCCACCCAGGAAGAGGGGCTACCGACGTTTAACCCCGACTTGTTCTTCGAGTCCATTGACTCTTTTTGCCAGCCTGGAATAAAGATAAAGGAAGATCAGGAAGAACATGGTCGTCGCGGCAATAGCCGACGCTACAAGCTGTCCTTTCACACCTTCCTGGCGGATCTCTTTTTTGGTGATGGTGTTGTGGGTGACTTCTTTGGTCACTTGATTGGTGACGGTCATAGGCCACTGCTTCCAGCATAAATCTTTCCCATCCGTACAGTTGCCCACCACGTAGTTGCCTACGGGCATATTGCCTTCCATCTCTAGTTCAACCTGGCGAATCATCGAATCCCCTCCGACCGAATCTTAACTTTGACTGTCTCTCTGGGTGGTGCGCCAGCAATAGCGAGAGCCTTGGCCGAGTCCTTCTGAGCCATAGCCACATAGCCTGTCAGAGCCGCTACTTGCGCCTGTAGCGCGTCAATCTTCCTGTCTGATGCGTTCTTCCCGAACCTGTACCCAATGATGATCGCATCGACCGAGTGGTCACCGTGATTGAGGTCGTATCTGTACCCGGAGTTGATGGATATCTGGTTATCCCATTCATGCCATTGGACCGCCGCCCCCACATTAACCGCCATGCGCCCGCGATCATCATGGTAAGCATCAGCAGAAGCATCGACACCAGCGCGGCCAGGTTGACCAACACCATCAATACCGTCGCGGCCATCCTTGCCATCCACGCCATCCTTCGGCTGTACGATTGGAGTAATGTCACATTTCTCCCCTTTATGCCCATGCTCATTTCCTGCCAGGGTTTTACCTAAAACCCCAAGCATTAAAACTAACGTCATTATGGCTCGTTTCATCGTTCTCCCTCGATTCGGATGTATGTTCCCTGGCCGACGTTTGATTTATTGAACACATGTAGTTCTTTAACTTGCCTGTCGTCCCTCCAGCAGATTCCCTTCAGTGCGTCTAAGACGAGCTTAGAAAGGTTGTCTATGTCTGATAGGGGATGCGCCCCATAGAACGTTAGGGTCACGGCGGCTGGGCCTTCTAGAATCGTCGCTTGATCTGCCATGGCAATCATGGCGTACTGGCCGATGATCTTCTTGGCTTTCTTTGATTCGGGGGGATCAATGGTCCACCCTCTCTTCATAACTATGGGTCGTTTCTGAGGCTTAGGCTTACCTGGGACGTGAAAAGCGATGATTTTCATGCGGAGTACAAGGGACGTTTATCATAGACAGTCTTTCTTTTGATGTAAACATCCATCCCGCCCCAGGTGAAGGGGAGTTTCTCCATCATCGGCGTGGTCTGGCCATCAGGAACGATCTGGACTTCTGCCCCTGGGTGGTGTTCGTTGATCCATCGCTGTAAATCCTTCAGTTGGTTGTAGACGGGAGGCCGTTCTTCTTCCAAGATCATGCGGTGGTGATGAGTGCTAGGAAGGGAAAGAGCCGCCATCAGAATCATTTCTTTCACGACGTTTTCCATCTCAGATACCGCCAGGCTTCGCGGAGGAGAGAGAGGAAGGGGTGTCTGCGCCAGTTCGTTAGTTGCATAGTGAATCCCGCCGCCGTGTTTGAAATAACGCCCTGATGAGGCGTGTTGTGTTCCCCGGCGACGGAAATTTAAGGCTCATGGCCGGGAGTAGCCGACCCGACGACGACTGATCTAACATCACTTCCAGCTTTCGCCGCATGAGCCTAGAGGGGTATTCCGCGATTGCTGACACGGATGCCCTCAAATTCAATAGCTAGTCCCAGTGCAAGTGTTACCGCCAGCATAAAATCCGCCGAAACGACCACATTTTTCTTTTGCAGAAAGACTCTCAAATGTTCTTCTCTCATGCGCGGCGTTTAAGCTTTCCGCGTTATCTTTGCAACGGTCCTCGTCCTCATCGCAGATTGGGTAAACACAGTCATTGTCTTTATATGGGACCCGCTCGCATTTGTAGTGGTACGCTTCGTCCTTTTTCTGCGCCTTAAACACAATGAACGCCTCTCCCCGCGCCAGAACCACGCACCCGGCGATGATGATGACGGCAAGGACGATCTCGTAGGGCTTCATTCAATCCCCCTCGCCGCTTTCCACGCTTTGCTAAATTCCGGTAGTCTGCATTGGCAATATGGCGTAATGTCGCCTATCCCGCAGAAATCCTTGTGCCCTGCGAATTGATTCAACGCTTCGCTGGCCTCAAGCCGCCGCACCAACGCCATGAAAGTCTTTCGATATAGACGATCTGCGGGTTCATCTATCAGCCTCGCCAGATCGTCGTCAGTAAACGCTTCGGTCATTTCAGCCTCTCGTAATAATGAAACACAGACATCCAATAATTGCGGCTCCCCATAGCTCGTTCACTTTGTTCCTCCATCCGACGGGGCGCGTTTAAGTTCTCTGATTCTTGCGTAGACGAACGTTAAAAACTGACTTATGTGTCCACAATGGCTATTGTTCGCGGCTCTTTCCCCAAGCTCAATGATTTCCTCCAAAGCCTTCTCCCTGGCGGCTGACTCGGCGGCTTTGAGATGGTTTAGCGAAATGCGGTATACGTCTTGCTTTTCTCTCGCTCCGTGAGAAATCAAATCGGCTCTATCTTCCAGGCTTATTTGGTTATGCTTCCAATCCTCCGCTGAAATCGGCTTGCTCATTCGACCCCCTCGCTCCGGCCTTCTGGGTTCTTGGTATACGCATCTAGTTTCTCTTGCAGAACATCCGACATCCCTTGAATGTCATACCCAAGCTGAATCACGTTCTGTAAGTCCATGGCCGCCTCCCTAATCGCCTCTAGATATTTCACCCGTTCCTCACGCTTCAAATTCTCTTGAATCTGGCGGCCACGGATAAATTCCCAGGGCAGATGCTCTTTGCCTTGAATAAACAGATCAATGGCTTCGGCGGTTACCGTCGAGAAAGTAACCCCACTTCCCAGGTCTCCCTTCTCCGTAGGCCAAAGCGTCCGGACAAACTCAGGGATTGAGGCAAGCTTGACTTCTAGCTCCGCCATTCGGTTAATTTGACAGTCGCAAGCCCAATGCGTCGCGCCTTCGCCTTTGCATGGATCGTTCATCGTTATCCCCTAGGCCCAGCCTAATAGCTGTGCGACAAATTGCTCGTTTAGTTCTGTACTGTGAAGGGATTCCGCGCCTAGGTACAGATAGAAATTGTCTGTATCTATATTTATCTCAATCACGTTTCACCTCAGCGTTTGGGGTCATTTGCAGAAGAACACTCTGTGTGAGTTTTATGACAGTTCAATTCTCCGCAAAATCGACAATAGACCGACGTAGTCCCATTGCTTGTCATTGTTCGTGGGACACAGTAGTCACATTGACGTACAAATGGACCGTATACCTGCCCACATTTTGGGCACTCCCATCCTTGAGTCACTTCAACCCTTCCCTTCTGCGCGGAATTTCTTCCAAGCATTTGCGGCATCTTCTTCTCGTCGCTCTATTCCATCTTTCAGGATCGCCTTTTTCATCGCATCACCTAGCTTGTAAGCCTCGGCCAGCTTCGCCTCTGTTTCAAAATGAGTCTTGATTAAGGCTGAGTGATCCGTTAATTCTTGTTCGAGTCTCGCCTTCGTTGCCTTCAACTCCGACTCCAAGGCTTTGACCTTAGATTGATAATCATTCCGACAGGGACAAACGTCGTGATGTCTATGCCCATAAGAACAGTCCGTAATTACTCCGTCATCTATCCCATGATTCTTCGACGCTGATTCGCTCATATCAATCCTTCGCCGGGGCGGGGTTAGAAGCACGTCTTTGTGTTCGCCACCTATAAAGATCAAGAACTGACGACCATTGCTCAAATCCATCCCCGTAATGGAATATGGCGTATGAGGCGTCATCATGGAGTTCCACCACGTCAAACGGGAGGATCGGGAGCCCGTTCGCCATAGCCAGAATCTTGTACGCTTGTCCCTGCAAATCTGCCACTTTGTCGTGATCCCGCGAACATTTCCAATCAATCAACCTAGTGTCTGTCACGATATCCGGCGTACCCGCCCAGGTTAAATCCAAATTCCCCATGGGTTTCTCTAGTGCCAGTATTCCCCCTAGCGGATGGTCTTTCTGATAGGCCAAGAACGCACGGAAATGCGGTTCTACGGCAGGATCGAGGCTTTTGGGGTCAAGGACGCCTTCCAGGTGATAACGGATGGCAAGATGCGTCGCAACGCCTCGGTCGCGGTAGTAGTTGTCTACCCCTTCATAGTTCTTAGTTAAGCCAACCTTCTGCAATATCTGGCTAACAGAAGGAATCTTTTTACCCTTAACCCTGTACGTATGGGTTTCGGGTTCAAAGACAACGGGCTCCGCGATAGGACTAGAAGCCGATGGCAGAATCATCGGGTTTTGCGAAGTCGGACATTCGCTGACGCATCTTCGTCGGGTCTTTCTTGTCGGGGGATATGGTAACGGTGGCTATGACGGCTTTCCCTTCAACCTCCGACGTGTCCCAGTCGTAAACTCCGGGGCCTGTTTCGGTACAACCCAGGGCTTTGAGTAGGCCGCCCATCATGTTCGGCAGAAGAATCTGATCCCCTAACCCGCCCTCGTACTGGAATTTCCATTGGAAGTATTCGGCTCCTGAGTTCTTCCCATACTTCTTCTCAGGGGCAGATGCCACAACAAACGCTCTCCGACCCTCTGGGAGTGGGGCAGATTCGTATTTCCCCGTCGTACTGGTAATTTCTCTAACCATTTGTGACCTCCGTTTCGATTGGTTTAGGTTGTTCTAGGGCTTTTGGCATTGCTACGGGTCCACGAGTCGTAACAGTCTCTTCCCCTGGGATCATTTCTTCGATTAAATAAAGTCCCGAAATAGCATCAGGGAAAGTAATTCTCAGGTTGGCCGCTAAAGCCCGCCATTGGGCCATTACCGCGAATTGCTTCTTCCAATTATCTTTTCCGATCAGTCCCATATCCGTCGCTTCTTTGATTCCAAAGTGCGTCGTGTGCGGGGATTGGCC